CCACTGATGGCCCTCCGCTGGACTGCTGTTACTGGTGAGAACTATGGACGGTCGCACGTGGAAGAACTCTATGGTGACCTCATGTCACTAGAGGCACTCCATAAGGCAATCCTAGATGCCTCTGCGGCTTCTGCACGTACACTCGTCATGGTGAACGCCAACAGTATGACCAACAAGGACCAAGTGGCTAAGGCCGCTAATGGTGCGGTCATTACTGGTAAGGCTTCCGACGTAGAGTTCCTGCAGGTGAACAAGGCGTCTGACCTCCGGGTTGCCGAAGCTACAGCCAATAAGATCGAGCAGCGTCTCGCAGCAGCTTTCATTATGGAGAGCGCCGCAACACGTAATGCTGAGCGGGTGACCGCCGAAGAAATCCGCCTGTTGTCCTCCATGTTGGAGAACGCCTTGGGTGGTGTGTACTCGGTACTGTCATCCGAACTTCAACAACCTCTGGTTAACCGCTTGATGTCCCGCATGCAGAAGCAGAAGAAGCTTCCGCAACTTCCTGAGGGTGTCGTTAAGCCATCCATCGTCACAGGCCTTGAGGCTCTGGGGCGTGGCCACGACCTCACGAAGTACGGCCAGATGATGCAAATGTTGATCCCTCTGGGACCAGAAGCACTCGCCATGGTGAACGTCGGAGACCTCATCAAGCGCCTAGCAACATCCCTCGGCATCGATGCTGATGGCCTGATCAAATCCCCTGAACAGATTCAGGCGGAACAACAGCAGGCTATGGAAGCACAAATGAGCCAAATGGTCATGTCCGAAGGTTTGGGCGCAATGCGCGACCAATCAAAACAACCAGATCAACCTAGTGAGTAAAACCTAAATGGGTGAAGTAATTACTAACACCATCGACACGAGTGCAGAGTCAGTGGGAAAAACCCCTGACCAACTCGTGCAGGAAGCCCACGACTCTGCGGCTGCTGAACAGGTCGCTGCGGAGCGTCCTGAGTGGCTCCCGGAGAAGTTCAAGTCTCCAGAAGATATGGCCCAGGCCTATAGCGCCCTCGAACAAAAGATGGGTTCAGGCGAACAGAAGCCAGCAGAAACCTCAGAGGCCCTTACCCCGGAGGCAATCCGCGAGTCAGGCCTAGACCTCACGTCTCTGGAGAGTGAATACCGCCAGAACGGTGAGCTGTCCCCTGAGAGCTACGAGGCCGCTAAGAAGGCTGGCTACTCTGAGGAAGTCGTTAACAACTACATCGAAGGTCAGCAGGCCATCGTGGAGCGCCAAGTGGGAGACATTGTGGCTACCGTGGGTGGTCGTGAGGGTTATGACGACTTGATTAGCTGGGCTTCCGACGCCCTTTCTGAGGGTGAGATTGACGCCTTTAACCGCACTATTGAAAGCAATGACGTGGACAGCATCAAACTGGCCGTGAATGGCCTTCAAGCTCGACGGAACTCGGGCGCACCAAATGACCCTATTCGACAGGTTGAGGGTGGCCAAGCGCCTACCGCTGACCGCTTCGAATCATGGGCGCAGGTGAAGGAAGCAATGGCTGACCCCCGGTATTCCACCGACCCTGCCTACAATAATGCAGTTGTCCAGAAGCTCGGACGCTCGCAAATCTAAGGTAAACAGATGAACATCTACACGGGGCCACGGGCCTATAGAATTAACGATAAGTCCGTCCCCGCTAGTGTGCGTCTATACAATCCGGGAGCCATCGGTAAGACCAAGGATGGTCACGAACACCGATTTGGAGCACTCGCCTCCGCTAATCTCCCGGCGTCTGATGGATCGCAGCTACCTACTCCCGCATTCGATACGGTGTATGGTGGCTGCGCATACTTCGGACATTACATAATCCGTCGTGCGGAAGTTAAGCCGGGGCAGATTAGTATTTCCTCGATCATGAAGGCCTACTCTACTGGACACTCGGACGTTTACGGCAACACCGTAGCCCGAGACACCGGGATAGGCCTCTATGAGCCTGTAGACCTATGGCATGACCCTGACGGCTACCACAAGGCCTATAAGATACTGCTCTCCATGGGGCGCTGGGAGGCAGGCGGTAGGTCCAGATCAGCTCCCGGATATGAGGCTTTCAACCGCGTGTATAACCAGCAGGACCAAGCAGTCATCGATGAGATGTATTGGGGGCTGGTACATGGAATGCGAGAAGCGTGGCGTGACAAGGGTTACACCATCGAGAGAACTCCCGAGGAGTGGGGGTATGTTGCACCTGAGGAACCTCAGGATGTTCCCGTCGAAGAAGACGAGGAACGCATCGACCCTACTAAAGATCCACTGTTGGACTTCTTCTCTGGCTACAAGACCCTCGTGACGGGAACCTTGGCGTTCATCTCAGCGTTCTTCACGAACATCTTTGACACCCTAGGCTTAGCCGAAGCTGAGAAGTACGGGACGCTCGCCATGCAGGCGTTCTTGATTCTCGCTGCGGTTTTCCTTGCGGTGAAATTCTGGAAACGCCTAGAGGCCATGCTCGCACGAAGGGTGCCGAAGAAATGACTAGAAAAATAATTGAATGGATCGACGAGAGGGTGAAGGCCCTGCTGTTCATCCTTGGCGGCATGTTCCTGCTGGTCTTCTGGGCTAGGCGGGATGCCGTGGAACGACACAAGGACAACACGGATGAAACATCCAACAGACGGCTTGGCGATGCTCTCGATGCTAGCTCCGATAGCAATTCTATTGAGCCTGCTGATCTTTCTGAGCGCATGCGCTCCAAAGGTTGGTTCAGGGATTAGGGCTGCATGTTCTGCTTGGGAGACTATCTATGCTCACCCAGCGGATACTCTAGGGACTGTCCGACAGGTCTATGTCAATAACGTAAGACAAGAGGAGTTCTGTCGTGGCGTCCAAACGTAATTATCGTAAAGAATACGACAACTATCAATCTAAGCCAGAACAGCGCAGACGTAATGATGCTCGTAAGAAGTCTCGTCGCCTGATGATCAAGAAGAAGGGTAAGAAAGCCCTCGCTGGCAAGGACATAGATCACAAAGATCGCAACCCAAAGAATACCTCCTTCAGCAACCTTCGCATCCAGTCGAAGAAGACGAATCGCTCAAGGAACCAGTAATTTAACTCGGGGATATTTATTTCAAGTCCCCACCCCGTTGCCGCTCTTAAGTGGAACGGCCTGCAGACGTGCAGAATTACATACCCCAAGACAAACAAAGAATACCGATGGGCCGCTGCGGCGACAACCCTGAGAGACGCTGAGTTAACTCGCGGGGGCATGCTCTTTCAAATACTGAATATCTCAAATAAAGGATTACTACAATGGCCCAGACGGGTACTCCAAATCCGGCTCAGGTAGCTAACTTTCCAGCGTCCACCAATGGCGCTAACACCTACGCTACTAGCCGTGACCTCCTGCTCAAAACCTTTGGCGGTGAGGTTCTCAAACACTTCGATGAGAAGTTCTCTCTAAAAGACAAAATCCGCGTTCGCACCATCTCTGGTGGTAAGACCGCACAGTTCCCCGGTATTGGTCAAGCTACTGCTGAACACTTTACTCCGGGCAGCGAGATCATTGGTCAGGCAATGAAGACTGACGAGAAGACCATCACCATTGATGACTTCTTGGTTAGCTCCGTGTTCCTGAACAACATCGATGACATGCTGACTCACTTTGAGTTCCGTGCTGAGTATTCCAAGCAGATGGCTCGCGCACTTGCACTCACCTGTGAGCGTACCTTGTTCCAGATGGCTATCCGTGACGCTCGCCTCGGCGACCAGTTCAACGCCGCTCAGGTTCCCGGTGTAGACACCCCATACGCTGCTGCTACTGGCGCAGGTAAGGGTATTGTAGACATGGAGAACGCGGTGACGAAGCACGTAGGTGCATCCGCAGGTGCGGCTGAACTCGTGACCTCTGCGTTTGAAGCTGCTGCTTACTTCGATGAGCACGACATTCCGATGGATGGTCGTCACCTGTACGTGTCTCCACGAGTCTACTACAGCCTTATCAACCAGAACGATAAGACCATTATCAACTCTGATTTCTCTGCTGGTAACGGTAACTACGGTGACGCGGTAATCTACAAGGTTGCTGGCTTTAACATCGTGCCTACCAACCACCTCGCTATCGATGGTACGGCCAACACGAATACTGGCCCAGACGGTCGCACTCCTCTGAACGCACCTGCTGGTGGTTTCGGTCAGGATTACGCTACTGACGCCTCCGACAGCCTCGGCATGTTCATGCACACCGAAGGCCTCGGCATGGTTAAGCTGCAAGACCTCACTACTGAGTCTGAGTACTCCGTGGCGAAGCAAGGCACCTTGCTCGTATCCAAGCTGCTCATGGGCGCTGCTACGCTCCGTCCAGACTGTCTGTACGAAGTTCGTAAAGCTGCTGACGCGGCATAATTCTAGAGGGGCGTCCATTAAGGGCGTCCCTTTACATCCCCATCGAAAGGCAGGCTAATGCTTATCCCATGGACTAAACTAGAGGCTGTTAACTCAATGTTGGCAGCGGTGGGCGAAGCGCCCATTACAAACCTGCAGGACGACTTGGCGGAAGCTGAAATTGCTATCAGCACCCTTGACGACACCTCGCGGGAAATCCAGTCGAAGGGCTGGTCGTTTAACACTGAGTTAAACCGTGAGATGAACCCTACGACTTCCGATGAAATCCTTCTCCCGGTTAACACTCTGCGTATCGATGCCGTTCAAAGTGAGAATGGCTACACGGACTTCACCCGTCGCTACACCAACCGGGGCGGTAAGCTGTACGATAACAACCTGCGGACCTACACATTCACCAAGAAGGTGACCCTAGATCTGGTCCTAGGCCTGGACTTCAATGAACTAACCGAGAGCGCCAAGCGTTTTATCGCTGCGGATGCAACCCAGCGGTACATGACGATCATCCTCGGGTCAGACGCCGACCTCCAGCAGATGCAGCTACTCGCTAGTCGGGCGCTGATTCAGATTGAACATGAGGAAGACGTGCTCAGTGACAATAACATCCTTCGCGAACAGCCTTTGCTGAACTTCGCGTCGTTACGTACACGGATTTTATAGATGCAGATCAGTGACCATATTCCAAACCTCGTTGGAGGTATCACCCAGCAGCCACCTGAGACGCGCATCAAGACTGCCTGTGAGGAGATGGTCAATGCGTATCCCTCGGCTGTCCAAGGGTTATCCAAGCGACGTGGCGCTCAGTTTGTAGCCTCCATGTCTTCCGCTGCCCTTGGCACCACAACCTTCATGCACACCATCGACCGAGATGCAGCAGAGAAGTACTTCGCCATGGTGAACAGCGACGGAACCGTTGAGGTATATGACCTTGCGGGTAACGCACAGACCATCACACTCTCCGGCCTCTCACAATCCTACCTAACGTCCACTGACCCCTCTACAGATATTCGAGCGGTTACTGTAGGTGACTACACGTTCCTGACCAACCGGGGCGTCACGGTGCAGACACAAGCCACGAGCGAAGATCGGGCCAACCCGTCGCTGAACCAGTCGGTTCACGTCAAGACCCTGAGTAGTGGTGACCAGTACGTCGTAACCCTTGGGCATGACCGTGTGTTAGCCAATGGTGATATCGAGTCGTTCTACTACACGGCCACCTCAAGTACCGTTTATAGTTATACCTCGGGGGCCAACACGTATC